TAATTGGTGGTGCTCCGGCTGCGTTAGATACGCTAAACGAACTAGCTGCTGCTATTAATGATGATGCTTCATACGCTTCAACTATTACTACAGCACTAGGCGGTAAGGTTGGTACAACATCAGCACAAGCACTAGGTTCTGCAGCAAACGTAATGACAGTAAGCAATGCTACTATCACACTAGCACGTGGTGATAGCACAACTGACGTTGTTACAGTTAACAACGTTGCTAACGCTAACGCATGTTCTGGTAACGCTGCTACAGCTACCAAACTAGCAACAGCACGTACAATCGGTGGTGTAAGTTTTGATGGTTCAGCTAATATCAACTTACCAGGTGTTAATACTGCCGGTAACCAAAATACCACCGGTAACGCTGCTACAGCTACTACAGCTACTAACGCTAACAACCTGTACATCAACAACGATGACACTGGCGATACTAACTGCCCAATCTTGTTCTCAGCTAACACAACTGCTGGTTACAAAGCAGTGTATGAAGATAGCGCATTGTACTTTGACAATACAAACAACATTCTGCATTCAACTATCTTCTCAGGTACTGCTACAGCAGCACGCTACGCTGACTTGGCAGAAAAATATGCCGCCGATGGTGATATTGAACCAGGTACAGTTGTGTGCTTTGGTGGGGACGCAGAAGTTCAAGTTTGTGATCATGATATGGATCGCAAGGTTGCAGGTGTTGTTTCTACTGATCCAGCATACATGATGAACTCGGATGCAGAAGGTGTTTATGTAGCACTAACTGGACGTGTTCCATGTAAGGTTGTTGGTCCAGTACGCAAGGGTGACATGATGGTAAGTGCAGGCAATGGTCAAGCACGTGCTGAAGAGAACCCAGTACTAGGTTCGGTAATTGGCAAGGCACTAGAAAACTTTGATGGCGCAGAAGGCGTTATTGAAGTTGTTGTAGGTCGTTTATAATCCATTAGGGTTATAATACCAAAAAAGAAGGAGCGGAAACGCTCCTTCTTTTTGACCAAAATTTCTAATCCCATAACCAGATAAATATGTAAAAAGGTAATGAATACTTATGGGCTTGACTAGACCTAAACTTGCGCAAATATCAACCACTACATCAGCGTTTGACGATCCAATTGTTGTTTTAAATAACAATGCTAGTTCTGGAATCAGTAATACTAAGGATATTGGTGTTGTTTTTGAACGAGGTGGCGATACTAATCAGGTTTTACTGTGGGATGAATCAGCAAATCAATTTATTTTAGCTAGTTCTAATGAACAAGGAGGCACGTCAGGCGATGTGACATTAATTGCATATGCTCCGTTACAAGTTGCAGGGTTAAAAGCATCAAGCCTGACTATCAATGGAGCGTTTACATTTCCAACTACAGATGGAATAAATTTACAAACATTAGTAACTGATGGCTCAGGCAATTTATCGTGGTCGTCGCTAGCTACCAGTGGACACACAATACAAAATAACAGTGTTAATTTAATCGCAAGAACAAATTTAAATTTTGATGGTACATATCTTATTGCCACAGATGATGCCGGTAACGATCAAAGTGATGTTACCGTAAGTTCTGCATTACAAACTTGGCACGATAAAACAGCACCATTGGGAACAGTAGTTGGTACTTCTGATACACAAACACTAGACAACAAAACAATTGATGGTGGGTCATATTAATGCAGGAAGTATATAGATCAGATTATGATGGCGAATTTGTAATCACTGGAGTAAAAATTACCAATGGCCGTAAACATCAAGAACGCGAATTTATTGAAAATCCAATCAATATTAACTCAATATCCGGACGTGCTGTTTGTGTAAGTATCGGCGATTCGAGCACTAAATTTAAACTTGATCGGTTGATGTTATATCACGGATTATTAAATTCATTACCATTAAACGTATACACAACAGGAAGTTTATATCATCAAATTAAAGGGAATTTTCACGTTACATTTGATCCGTTAAAACTTCAAGAATTAATTGATTTAAATTTAACAGAAGACATTATTGTGTATACTAGTACTACAAATTGTCTTAAGACACCTGGTGAATTTTTTATTATTCCGCATGGATTTAAAAGTACCGAGGAAGCTGTAGCAGCATACTTAGCGGCATTTGATGGTCACAATGATGTGTTTTTAGTGGGTTATGATGAATATGATGTCACTGGAACGCAGCGCAGATCTAAAATGATTGATACAGTTGGTAATGTAATAAAAACATACTCAACTACCAAATTTCACCATGTTATTGATCAAGGCGTTACGCCAAATGAATGGCGCCAATATTCAAATGTTAAAACAATGACAGTCAGAGACTTTATTAGTCATTGCGATATTTCGTAACCGTACAAATTTTCCACAGTTTCAATTTTATTATAGATATCTTCGATATTAATAGTAGCCCAAAGTCCTGGGTGTAGAGGCTTTGGAATAATTCCTTTATCTAACCACGCATATCCTAAATGTTCATCGTTGAGCTTTGGAATAAATTCATTGGCTACTAAACAAAAGAAGGTGTGATAGATAAAATGATTATTAGGACCTGTAAACTGCTCAATAGGAACGAGTTTAATATATTCTGGTAAACTACCTATTTCTTCAGAGCATTCGCGAGTAATAGTATCTAATAATGTTTCGCTATTCTCAACTTTACCGCCGGGTAGTCCCCAATGGTAAGGATGTTTAGGATCGTTACGCATCAAATATAGATAACGATGGGTGTTATAAGAATAAAACCAAACACCTACGGCTGCTAGATCACTAATGACCACGAACCCCCCGTGTATAATCCCTCATAACTCCTAACCCATTGCCCTCCGTCCCATTTGTATTGTAAATTAGTGGTTAAATTCGTAACATATTCAATATTTTCTGCGCCACCTGCATTAAATTTAACAACCCAGTCGGTTCCGTTGTATTCAATAATATCATTTGTGTTAGCAACAATTGATCCCCAACTATCTGATGCATCTGTATTATCTAGGTCGCCGATGTTGTCGGTTAACAAATAACGTTGACCTGTTGATGCTGCTGCCAAGCCAGCATTTGGACCGCTACGCTGTGGGTCAATGACCGCTGTTACAGGAAGCATTGTGTTAACTGGAAGTGTATCTTCGTCAACAGTAAACAGCATGATACGATCGTCTGTCGGATGATAAGCAACAGTACCTACAATTTCAATATCGTTAGTTTCGTTTTCTAAACGTATTTGACTAATACCGTCCCGCAATTTACCATACTCCTCAATCACAGGATGCCATAATACAATGCTATCTTCTTGTGTGCTTAACGCCCCTAAATCAGTATTAGGTTCATCAACAGCACTTTGCTTTAACACTTGAAGTTGATTGCCGATGAGAAGCACCTGGTATCCGTGAGGGGTTACTTTCATGCGAGTACCTAACAGTAAGTCATCATTTTGCAACGCATTAATAGCATCGCCATCTGCATCATACATGCTGGCAATAACTTTATGAATAACGCCAAGTTTAGTAACTTTAGCAGGCATACTAATCCACACAGGTAGAGTAAATGTCATTGTCATAATATCAATTGGTTCATCTGTACCAACTGGAATTGTCCGAGAGCTATAGTTAATATCATTTAATTCAATGACGCTTAGGCTGGTCCAGTCAATATAGTTGTCTGTGCTTTGGATTTCTAAACTTGGATTAAACATTGGGGCAATTTGTTCAAACAATTGCCATTTTTGATTTGTATTTGTGGTCCAGATATCTAATTTAATAGTAATATCGTATGGAACTGGCATATGACGTTTGACAGTAAACGCATTACCTTGTGTAGTTTCGTATGTTTGAGTAGCCTCGTCCCAAACACGCTGGCGATAACTTGTAGTATCCACGTGATATGGTTCTTGCACACGCTCTCTAGCATACTTGGTATTGCTAACATAAAAGCTCATCATAGGCGCAGATGGCATTTTATTTGCACTATTATCTTGAATAATAGCTTGTGCTTGTCTCGAAGCATCACCATAACGCACAGGAACAGTTAAGTAAGTTACATTACCTAAATCATCCTTGCCGTATTCAACTTGAAATCCAGAGAAGATTCTTGTAAACTGTAGTAAGAATCTACGTAATTGTGAGTCGTAAAAGAAATCAACCTGTGCCATTAATATTCCTCAACTTTTATAATTTTTGCTTTAGGTGCTAAGTATTCCCAAACGGACTCGTTTGGATGCGGAATTCCGTGCCAGTAGTTGTACGCAGCATCTTCAATTTCATTGCTATCGATATCATATCCTTGATCCGCAAGCATAGATATCTCACTAGCCCAATTTAAATCATGACGCTCAATTTTGCCTAATGGTTGTACAGTAAATAACCAATTTGTGCCTCCGCCAGCGGCATCCACATCTTCTTCATTGTCGCACATAAATACTGACTCTTTATGTGACATCATGTTAGCTGGCTGATACATTTCTAACGCTCGGTAAAAATCAGTGCCACCCCAATTATTTTCGTAGTCCTCTAATCTGGGAGTTAATATTGTGCCAACCGGTAATCTTGTCATCGATCCATGATAAAATGTTTTTTGAATTTCAAACAATTGCATCAATTATCCGCCTCTGGTTTTAGAAGTTGACTCAGACTTTGTTTGCTTGGAATAGTGCCTCTATCTGTAGTTTCAACAGTAGCACGGTTATTAACGAATGAACTGCGCTGTGTAGTGTTATCATTATTTAAGTAAGTCATTTCAGTTCTTACATTATCTTCTACTTTCACCCAACGTGCTCCGTCATATCTAAATAATCTGTTTGGACTATAGTCTAGTCGTAATGCATAATCGCCTTCTCTTGGGTTAACTGGGAAGCTAACACCAGGAGTTACTGGTAACCCGTTCGGTGGATACTCGTTGCCTGTTAAATAGCCAACTAAGTAACCATCTGAAGTTGGTGATACTAAACTGCGATCTGCTTTAACAGCACCTAAATCCGCTGTTAATCTAGAGTTATCAGCACTAATACCAGTACCATCTTCGGGTTCGCCGTTGCTGCCGTATGGAGCAACATAAAACTTACTAACGTCATACCCTGCTAGCGGAACTTCTACTTCTGCTTGAGCAAGAATTTTATCGTTAATGTCTTTGTTTTTATTGTATGTAGTTAAGTAATCAGTTAAATCGCCAGTTTCGTTACCTTTCTCATTAGTGTAGCCATCTAAAATATCTTTGTATTCTTGTGCGCCCACCATCGGGACTGCTTTAACACGCCAAATGTGTGGCATCCAGGTTTTGGAAAAGCCTTCGCTAGCAAATGAAGCATCCTGAATAACATAAAACTTCGGCAGCCCAATCGGAGTATTAGGATCTAGTGGATGAAAATCTTTTAAATTAGGAACTTCGATAACATCGCCAGACATTAATTTACGTCCTAATGTATCAATCATATCATTATAATGAAACGTTACAAATATAGTATCGTTTTGAATGAATAACCCAAATTGACTTAAATTAAAATCAATATCCTGAACATTATATACACCTCTTAATCTGTAAATAGATTCATCATAATCACGATCTCTATTTTCTAAGGTGAATAAGTCTTCGATAAAAAGCGGATTAGTTTCAGAATATACAGGACGAGTAACATCGTAATTACTTGATTCTGTAGAATAATCCCCAGAAACTTTTGGACCCAAATATTTGTGAATATATATGTCGAGCCCTCCGACTGTATATTGTTCGGAAATTACTCGATCTAAATATTTGTAATCGTTTCGTTTTTCAGGAGACCATAAACTTAATCTTGGCATATTAAATAATCTTTATATGTTGTAAATTTACCACAATAAGTACATTTTATGAACTCACGGCAAATTTTTATGTATTTATCCGCTTTGACCAGGTTGACAACATTGGGTCAGGGCTCTATAATAAGCAGATACTAACAAATAGGAGTTAGCAATGGCCCGTAAGCCTCAAAGCAACAAAATCAAGGCAGCAGCCGCAGAAGCCAAATATGTAGGACAAGAGCCTACTTGGGCAGAACAGCCTGCTGAAGAAAGTCGCACATCAGCATTAGTTACTGCTATGAACTGGTACAACTATACTTGTGATAGCAAACAAGCCAAGCAGATGATGCTGGATTACTTTAAAGAACAAGGTAAAACCGACGCTTATAAAGTGATCAAAGGCACCGCAGATGCGAAGCTCACTAATACAGTGGGCTGGTTGTGTCGTATGAGCAACCAAGGGCTAGAGCTTAACGAAAATGAAATTGAGCGCATCAATTTTGAAGTAGAGCGTCACGTAAACGATGCTCCGGAAGTAGAAGAAGCAGAGGAAGAAGCAAAACCCAAGGGTCCTACTATTCAGGAACGTATGCTCGAGAAGGCAAATGAAGCAGCGGGTGAGCTAGAAGGGCTACTGGATAACTTTATTCTCAACGGATGTAAGCCGGTTAAGGGTGAAAATCCTATTGATGTACTAAAAGTTGCTAACATCCTGCCGCAGCATATTTCAGTAATCACTGATGTATGGGAAGCAAAGCTCGCTGAATTCCGCGCAGCACACGACGGCGACGAAGAAGTTGCTGAGTACTATGCTAATTACGGTAAGATTGAACTGCGCAACCTTGTAAAGTTTGCTGAGCAAGTAATCGCTGATGCATTGAGTTATGTACAGTTTAAGAAGGTTGCCAAGACTCCGCGACGTAAAAAGCCAGTTCCACCTGAGAAAGTAGTAGCAAAACTCAAATACCAGAAGGAATTTGGCGATATCAAGTCAGAGAAGCCAGTAAAGATCCTTGGTGCTAAAGAAATGTTTGTGTACAACACTAAGAATCGCAAGCTACAATACTATGTAGCAGACCAGCACTCAGGCGGGTTATACGTGAAGAACAATGCTGTCATTGGTTATGACCCAACACAGAGCGTTATGAAGACGCTTCGTAAACCAGATGAGCAGATTAAAGAACTTACAAAAGCAAGTAAACCTAACAGCCGTAAGTTCTTTAAAGATATTAAAGCAGTAGAAGCCAAATTAAATGGACGGTTCAATGAGAACCTGGTCATCCTCCGAGTACACTAAATAGTGTATAAGGACGGAAAGGTATATGGCTGCAAGTTTAGACACTCTAAAACAAGATCTCTTTAAGTATGTAGGACTAAGATTAGGCGATGGCATTATTGACATTGAGCTCGATCCAGAACACTATGAGATAGCATATCAAGAAGCACTTGGTATTTTTAGACAACGTTCGCAGGCTAGCACGGAAGAGAGCTATGCGTTTTTAACACTCCAGGAAGGACAGGATACTTATACACTACCACAAGAGGTAACACATGTCCGTCAAATTTTCAGACGTACTCTGGGGGACGCTACTGGCCCTTATAGTAGTAGCTTTGACCCATTTTCTCAGGCTACTCTCAACGTCTACCTTTTAAACTACACTTACGCAGGTGGTTTAGCTACATTTGAAATGTACTCGCAGTATGTTGAACTTGCGATGCGTATGTTTGGTGGGTTTATGAACTACACGTTTAACCCTGTAACAAAAGAACTTCGTGTTGTGCGTGATCCAAAAGGCACAGGCGAAGAAATTCTGTTATGGGTATTTAATGCCAAGCCTGAAGTGACATTACTACAGGACTATCAAACTTCGCAGTGGATTAAAGACTTCACTACTGCTTCTGCTAAAGTTATTATTGGTCAAGCACGTGAAAAGTTTGCAAGCATTGCTGGTCCACAAGGTGGTTCAGCACTAAATGGTTCGCAAATGAAGCAAGAAGGCATGGCCGAAAAGCAAGCATTGCTTGATGACTTGCGCAATTATGTAGATGGTTCGCAGCCAATTACCTGGGTCATTGGCTAATGCGAGCAAGCGAGTTTATTCCAGAACACGAAATGGTTTGGAGTCGTTCTAAAACTACAACTCGAGGTGGCAAAGCAAAACTAAAATGGCGTTGTACTTCTGGTAAGCGTAAAGGACGTATTGTTCCATCTGTTACAGATTGCGACAAGCCGATTGATGTAGCCAAGCGTGAAAAAATGAAGCGCACAAGAGCGCAAACCTACAAACAACAAGCCCGCAGAAGCGAGCGTTCTAAACGTATTAACACAGCAAGCAGACTGATACGTGCTTTGAATAAAGCACGTAAAGGTTGACAACTACTCAACACTCTACTATAATACTATTATGGACTTGATGATCGACCTAGAAACGTTAGGCTCTGACCCTGCCGCTGTAATTCTAAACATTGCGGCGTGTGCGTTTGATCCTTTTTCTGATACCATTTACGATAAACACGCAATGTATCGTCGTATTGATACAGAGTCCCAGCCTGACCGTGTTATCGAAGATTTAACTATTCAATGGTGGGCACAACAAGGTGAATTAGCACAGGAAGAAGCATTTGGCGAAGAGGATCGTGTGCCGTTAAAAGACGCATTAGAAGAACTTAAAGGGCTAATGTGGCACGCAGAACGCATTTGGGCTAACGGTATTGCGTTTGACATGACTATTATTGAACACGCATTTAAGAGTTATGGTATGCCAATTCCCTGGCAGTATTACAAAGTAATGGACGCTCGCACGGTATACAAAATGAGCCCAGACCGTGAAAAGTTGGGCAATAGTCACCACGCTTTTGAAGATGTTATTTTACAAATTGGATTACTACAACGTACACTTAATAAGTTAAACATTAAAAGTCTCGCATAAGATCGCCTTGCTTCCAAGGTGAATCATCCTTGTCTATCTCAACAACACAATTCAGACAAATGCTGCGCAGATTTGTGATTGTAGCATCGTCTAAATTTCCATTGACATGAAACACAACTATTTGTGATGGATATTTTGCTCGGAATCCGCACCTATCGCATGTAGTTTTTTGCTTATAACCCTTCTGTTTCCAGCGTGGAACAAACGGTTTTTTTCTTCTGTCCATTCCGTTACATTGATTACAGCGAGAACGGTAGTAAGTTATACCATTTTTGACATAATTTACGGCTCTAGGTTGTTTTTCGCACACAGAACATAGCGGTCTTTCCATACATTTATTTATAATAAGGCCTTGGCCAAGGTCAGATAAACCGCTGATTTATAGTGAAACTAATAAATAGATATAACAACATATTAACGAGGAAATCAATATGGCACTAGTTTCACCAGGCGTTGAAGTATCAATTGTTGATGAAAGCAACTACCGTTCTTCGCTGACCAATAGTGTACCTTATATTTTGATTGCAACAGCACGAAATAAGGTTACCGCTTCAGGAACAGGCGTAGCCGCAGGCACACTTGCTTCTAACGCTAATAAAATTTATCTAATTTCTAGCCAACGAGAGCTAGTTAATACTTTTGGTAATCCGTTCTTTTATAATACTACTAATGGAACACCAATTAATGGTTATGAACTTAACGAGTATGGTCTACTAGCAGCATATTCGGTGTTAGGAGTAAGTAACCGTGCTTACGTACAGCGTGTTGACATAGACTTAGCAGAATTAGCCGCAAGCGTTACACGTCCAACTGGAAGTCCCGACGATGGTAGCTGGTGGTTAGATACAGCTGAATCTACTTGGGGCGTATTTGAATGGAATGCAGCAATTAATTCATTTGTAAATGTTACACCAATTGTAATCACAAGTTCAAATGATTTAGATTCAGGACTACCTAAAGCAAGTTTAGGCAATATTGGTTCTTATGCAATTATTGCTACAAATGCTAGTAATCCTATTTACTATAAAAATAAGAATAATAATTGGGTACTAGTTGGTTCTGATGACTGGAAAGCAAGTTGGGCAACAGTTGAAGGAACTGAAACAAACCCTACATTAAATCCGATACACCAGTTTGAAATTAACGGAACTGTTGTTTCACCTACAAGTTCAACAGTTGAATCATTGGCTGCTAATATCAATACCTCAGCAATTACAGGAGTTACTGCTGGTGTAGTTAACGGGCGTTTGCAGATTTATGTTGAATCTGGCGCTGGCGACGATAATAGCTCAGAGGATGCAAGCGTTATTATTGCTAACCCATCGGGTACAATCTTAGACGATGTTGGTATTACTGCCGGCACTTATTATGCACCAATTGTACAACAAACTACGCATACAGTAATTCCACGCTGGAGAAGTACTGATACTGTTCCTAGACCAAGTGGTAGTGTATGGCATAAGATTTCAAATGTAAATCTTGGTGCAAACTTAGTAGTTAAACAGTATAGTGCAGCAACAGGTGCATTTAGCGCAGTTAATTGCCCTATGTACCTAACTGATGCAAGTGCTAATTACTACTTAGATCCATCAAATGGCGGTAGTTCAATTGCACAAGATAGCTTATACGCTAGATATGATGTTAACGAAAATAACACCGCAACATTTAAATTGTATAAAAGATTAGCAAGCGGTCAGACAGTTGTTACTGGTAATACCACTTCGCCAACATTCACAGCTAGCGAAACATTTACAATTAGTGCAAGCTCTCCGGGTTCGGCATCAATGACTTCACCGGTGACTGTTACTTTATCAGGCACAACTGCAGAAGATTTTGTTGCTGATTTGTTAGCAGCTAATGTAAACTATGTTTCAGCAACAGTTTTATCAACTGGCGCAATTCAGCTTTCGCACACTAGAGGTGGCGTGATTCATTTAATTGATATCAGTGGCACTCCAGTAACTGACGCTGGCTTAGTTACATCTGTTGACGGTATCCGTGAAAGAATGGAAGATGGACTAGCTAACGGTATTATTGTTAGTAACTGGGTTGATTTAACTAATCCAGATGATACTAGATACTCTGCTAGTAACACACAACCAGGACAAGATCCAGCAAATGGCACTTATTGGTACCATAGTTCGATTAACCAAGTTGATATTATGATCCATGATGGTAACGGTTGGAAAGGATATCGTAATGTAAATAATGATGTTCGCGGTTATGACTTAACAACAACTGACCCAAGCGGTCCACGAGTCAGTGCAAGTGCTCCAACTACCCAAAGCGATGGTACGGCACTTGTATACGGTGATTTATGGATTGATACTTCAGACTTAGAAAATTATCCAATGGTTAAGCGTTGGCAGTCAGTTGACGGTGTTGACCAATGGGTATCGATTGATACTTCAGATCAAACAACCGAAAATGGTATAATTTTTGCAGATGCACGTTGGGGCACAGGCGGTTCAGTTGATCCAATTACCGACGATATGCCATCTATCGAAGATCTGTTAGCTAGCAACTATTTAGACTTAGATGCACCTGATGATACATTATATCCAGCAGGTACATTGTTGTTTAATACTCGTCGCAGCGGTTACACAGTTAAAGAATTTAGATTAAATTACTTTAATGCATCTGACTTTTCGGGTACATTGCCAACTGAAAAGAATTGCTGGGTAACTGCATCAGGAAATAAGAATGACGGCAGTCCTTACATGGGACGTCAAGCTCAACGTCAAATGATTGTTAACGCAATGCAAACTGGAATTGATGCTAATACAGAAATTCGCGAAGAGCAACGTGTGTTTAACTTAATTTCGGCTCCAGGATATCCAGAGTTGATTCCGAACATGGTTGCATTAAATAATGATCGTAATAATACAGCATTTGTTGTAGGTGATACACCTTTACGTTTAGCCGACAGCGGCACCGATCTAATTAATTGGGCTACTAACAACAATGGCGAAGGTTTATCAACAGGTGATGGATTAGCAAGTAACGATTATTACTTAGGCGTATTCTATCCATCAGGGCAAACTAATGATTTAAGTGGAAATACAGTAGTTGTTCCTCCAAGTCATATGATGTTGCGTACAATTATTCGTAACGATGAAATTGGATATCCATGGCTAGCACCGGCCGGTACACGTCGCGGTAATATTGACAATGTTAGCTCATTAGGATATGTTGATGCACAATCAGGCGAATATGTTCAGATTGCCAACCGTAATTCAATTCGTGATACATTATATCAAAATAATGTTAATCCATTAACGTTTATTCCGGGTACTGGATTAGTTAATTACGGCAATAAGACTACTAAGACAGGTAGTGCATTAGATCGTATTAACGTAGCACGACTAGTTGCATTTTTACGTGATCAGGTTGAATCGATCGCTAAAGGATTTATGTTTGAACCAAATGATAAATTAACACGCGACGAAGTTAAGAATGCAGTTGAAGGATTAATGAACGATTTAGTTGCTAAACGTGGTATTTACGATTACCTAGTAGTATGCGACGAAAGCAACAATACACCAGCACGTATTGATCGTTCAGAACTATATGTGGATATTGCAATTGAACCTGTGAAAGCTGTTGAATTCATTTATATTCCAGTTCGTATTAAGAACACTGGGGATATTGCAGCAGGCTTATAATAATGAGTTAACTTATTATAACTTAAAAGGGGCTTCGGCCCCTTTTTTTTGTCTCTGAAAGAAAGATAAATATTAATAAACTAAGGAGAAACAAATATGTCGGTTTCATCATTAACTAGAATGACAGTACCTTTGGCAGCTGATCAATCAAGCTCAACCCAGGGCTTATTAATGCCAAAATTAAAGTATCGTTTTCGAGTAACTTTCGAAAACTTTGGTGTTAGTACACCTCGTACAGAGTTAACAAAGCAGGTAATTGATTTTAACCGCCCGCAAGTTAGCTTTGCTGATATGGATATTCATATCTATAACTCAATGGTTAGATTAGCAGGTAAGCATACATGGAGCGATACAACAGTTAACATTCGCGACGACGCTTCAGGCAATGTTTCAAGATTAATAGGCGAACAATTACAGAAGCAATTTGACTTTATGGAAATGAGCTCTGCTGCCAGTGGCATCGATTATAAATTTATTACACGTTGCGAAATCTTAGATGGTGGCAATGGTGCAAATGAACCAACAGTACTAGAAACTTGGGAATTGTATGGTTGTTATTTGAAGGAAGCTAATTATCAACAATTAGCATATAGCGAAAGTGCTCCTGTAACAATTGGCATGACTATTCGATTTGATAATGCTGTGCAAACACCTCTTGACACTGGTGTTGGTGCAACTGTAGCACGTAGTATTGGTGATATCGTAACCGGTTAAAAATTATGGGTTTCGGTAGCAAGTTAAGTAGCATTTTAAATGGTGCTACCAAAGGATTTGTTGACAATCTATTTGGTAGCGCCGATGTTCAAGATTACAGGCACGGGTCAAGGACCTTTCTTGATGATGGCTACGCTCTTGCACCGCAAACCAAATATCTATTCCATGTTTACTTTACTCTGAATCAGGAGATTCCTGGGCTTAAAAAAGCAATGGGCTCAGCTACAGAGTTAAGTCAAATAGGAATGATGGTTAAATCAGTTGGATTACCAAAATTTAATATCGATGTTGACGAATTAAATCAATATAATCGAACACGTTATATACAAAAAAAGATAAAGTACGATCCGGTGAGTATCACGTTCCACGATGACGGGAGTGATTTAATTCGCAGTATGTGGTACAATTATTTTACATACTACTACTCAGATGCAAGACATCAATACAACGGATTAAGTACCGGCAACGACGAAGGACCGTTTGATTTTAATAAACGAGATATTTACGATCATATTAAATCTATTAATAACTGGGGTTTTAACGGAACTAGTGCTAGTGGAGGATATAAACCAAACTTTTTCAAAGATATTAAAGTTTATGGTCTTAATAGAGGAAACTTTGTTGAGTATATATTAATAAATCCTATTATTACTAATTGGGAACACGATCAGTTTGCATATAACGATATAGGTGGCATGATGGAACATCGTGTGACACTAAAATATGAAACAGTAAAATATAACAGAGGAACAGTTGGTAATCCTGGTTCTAGTGAAGTAGAAGGATTTGGTGTTTTTGGATACGACGAAACACAAAGTTCTTTGTCAAAAGCTGGAGGAAGATCAACTATTTTTGGCGCCGGTGGTTTATTAGATGCTGGAGCAAGTATCGCACAAGATTTAGAAGAAGGCAACTTCCTGGGTGCTGCGTTGACAGCAGGTACTTCGTACCGTACATTTAAAGATGCTCCATTGGGCGATATGCTAGCCGATGAAGGAGTTGGACAGTTGGTAAATGTCGGCGCCGGCGTTTTATCTAATCGCACAGTGCAAAATAGTATTTCTAATCTAATCTTTCAGAAAGATGATAGAACAACATCAACGGTACCACCAAAATCTTTAACAAGTACAAGCAATAACGGGTATTCCAGTGCTACAAACTGGAATAATCCAAATACTGGCGCTCCTGCTGTAAATACTAATAACCCAACAGTCACTTCAACTGTTACAACAGCTAGACCTTGGATTAACCCGAATAATGTTACAACTGACCCGAGCTTAAACACAGACAATAATTTAGCCGACATATCAAGTAATGGGTCAACTATAAATAAATCACAACGGTAACATACCTAATGTCAAGTATTAATATTAAACGAACAGATCAATCAGTGAAGATCATTGATAAGTTTTATGAAAGAACGTTAACCATTGGCGCTAACGAGTATGATGTTGTTCTATCATTTTTTAAAAAATATTTGAATAGTGACGAATCTGCAAAGGAATTTACAGCCGCCCTGTTGCAGATTGCGTATGATGCCGATGTTCCGGTGGTATCGTATTTAGAACAATTAGAAGGACAAAATGCCTTACAACTTAGCTCAACAATGTCTTATTATATTAATAATTTAAGATCTAATGCAACGCTATTAGGGGTAGGGCAAATAATTACACCAAATTATTATGCAGCAAGAAACGTGGTAATTTAACATGCCCCGTAAGCCAAAGTTTTCACAAGGCGTTTATGAAGTCCGCAATGCTAACAAATATGTAGGTAAAGGAAAACCTAGATATCGTAGTTCGTGGGAACTTGCGTTTATGAACTTTTGTGATAATAATGAACATATTCTACAATGGGCAAGTGAAAGCATTTCTATCCCATATAGGCACCCGCTAACAGGCAAACAAACTATATACGTTCCTGATTTCTTCGTTGTTTATAGAACTAAAAACAACAAACAGGTGGCAGAAGTTGTAGAGATTAAACCTAAAGGTCAGTCAATGCTAACTGAAAAGCAAAACGCACAGCAACGTGCTACGGTAGCAGTCAATTACGCTAAATGGGAAGCAGCCCAGCATTGGTGCAAACGCCAAGGACTAATCTTCCGTGTAATTACTGAAGACCAAATCTTCCACCGCTAAATATCTATATGACTAAAAAATTAGAAGCCTTATTTGATTTACCTACCTCTGATGATTCTGATTCAGAAAGTATTGTTGAACAAGATACAGAAGAAACATTTAATGTGCCGCAAACATACGAAGGGTTAAGCAATCTTGAAAAAATTGACGCTGCTCTGCCTGCTGTCAAAGGGTTAGAGGCATCCGATAAAGAAATGGATGGTCTTGCTGAAATGGCTACTAAAACATATCAGGACCTAGTAGATTTAGGTATGAATGTAGAAGCACGTTTCTCGTCGGAAATATTTTCGGTAGCAGCGACAATGCTTGGACATGCTATTACAGCCAAGACTGCTAAAATGAACAAAAAACTTAAAATGATTGATCTACAATTAAAGAAACAAAAACTGGATCAAGATCGCGGAGATGAAGATGCCGCAACTGGCACCGGTCATGTATTGGATCGCAATGAAATGTTAGATAGATTGTTGAATCCAAATAAAAACAAAGACGTATAAATATACTTAAATCAGGAGTTTGAGAATGCGCTCGCTAACAGAATTTTTAACAGAATCAAAAAAATCATATGAATACCGTATTAAGTATGTCGGTGACTTTACAAAAGAAAAGCAAGAAATTTTAAAGAACATCCTTGCTAAGTTTAACCCACAGTCATACGGTAGCATTAAAACTACGCCAGTTATGAAATGTCCATATGATTTTCCAAATTTTGAAAATGAATCTGTAAGTTCAATGGATGTGGTATTAGAATATCCAGCATCTATTCATCAAGTTATGGAGTTAGCAGCATCAAAAGGCTGTGATGTTGACCGTTTGAAGATGTTAGATAAGCGTTTCTTAGATTCAGTTGATGCCGAAGATGCTGCTAAAGAGCATGACGGCGCTTTATTAGACAATCAAGCACTTCCTGAACAAAATAAAGAACAAAAAGATGCGTCGGACGCATATGGCAATAGTTTCCAAAATGTAGTTAAAGATATGGAAACTCGCGAGTATGAAATTGCTGGCGGGAAAACTCCAAAGGCAACATTTAATACCGATACAGAAGATAAATCAAAAAGCCCGGTAGGAAATTAATAGAAAATGGATGATTTATATAAAATTATAGAAAATTTTAATAGAGCAACGATGACCGAAGGCCCAACTGAGTGGTCAGATAGGGCTAAAGAATGGTACAATCGTTTAACGAAATCTAAAAAATCTGAATACGGAACAGGCGAAAAGCAAGCTGAAAAAGTTCTAAGCCGCGGGATTGTTGATCCAACAGCTCGGCGCCGCCAAGAAGCAGAAGCACTCGGATGTGATCCTGATGATGAAAATTGCGTTGAACTTCGAAAAAAACAACATGCGTATCATATGGGTGATGACGACCAACTGGTACAAACCGATAAGAACATTTCTCCGGCTGGATACGATCTGTCAGAATACCCAAAAGAACTTCCAATTTTTAGTAGTAAATTGTTGAAGGCATATTATTATGTTCCATATATTCCAGCAGCTATTTATATTTTAAATTATGCGTTAAAGAAACATCGAAATTGGGTTCTTACCTATTCGCCGTTTGTTGTTACTCCGATGTTTGAAAAAACCGTTGAAATAGCGGCCGATTGGTTCCCTACAGCAGACAAAACAGGATACATTGAAATTGAAGGACCGGCAGATAGTACTAGTGGCAATACCCGGCTTTATAAGTTCCCCGACGATAACTCTTTACCGGATTTATTTGAAAAGTTAGTAAAAATGATGCCCTCGCCACAAGAGTTCGATCGTTTTGATGAGTCAAAAATTACTGAAGACAAAGACAGTGATTTAGCGAGAAAGTTAGCTGACGAAGCGTATATTAGAATTCCTCAGGCATTTCGAATTCACGGCGATGAATATATAATGTCATTAATTGATGATGTTGTTCAGGAAGCAGATGCAAACGAAAGTGTTGATAATTTACTAAGAAAGCTAATTGATAAAATTACTAAAAGTGATGTTAATGAAGGTGCTGCAACGGTATTTTCAGATTTCAAAGGACACCATTTAAAAAACGCCGACGGCGAAGTAGTACAGTCTTTTGATAAAACAGCAGAAGGCTTACGTGCTGCACGTAATGCACTATATGCAAACTATAATGTACTAAGCATGGAAAAACCTAAGGAAAGTACCATGAATGAATATGAAGATAAATTTAATAACGCTCTTAATGAGTCAATGACAGTTACTACAACTGCTGGCACAGATGCTCCGGATACAGTAAATGTAAACGCTACAGATGAAGATGCGCACACATTAGTTGCTATTCTTAAGGCAGCAGGATTACCATACAAGGATCGCGAAGCACAATTAGTAGCAGCGACCCCGTGCGGTGAACAAGTAGAAGAAGAGTATGCTAACGAGCCAGACGAAAAAACTATGTCTGTAGACTACATGGTTAACAAGTCCGCAGGCGGTCTAAATCGTCAAAAGCAACAGTTTAAGAAAGAATATCCGGGTGATAATCCAATGGCCGTTAACGAAGAAAACTTAATGCGCGGTCTTTGGGACTTATACAAAAAGGTGTAATTATGGATTCCATCTATAAAATTTTAGAATCTCTTGACACTATACGCGAAGGTTTTGGAAGTAAACGAGAAGCACAAGCATATTTGGTTCGCGTCTATAAAGAAAACGATTATGGCATGACATATGACGAATGGTTAGATGACATTCGCAAAGGAGATTATTCCCCTGCTTTAAAGAAAGCTGTTTCCATGCTCGACGAAAGCATTACTGAAGCAACAGACGATACACGTTACGTTGTTGCTATTGAAATGTACATGTATGCTAAAGATGACAAAGATGTACAAAAACAAGCTCAGCACTTTGCTGAACAATTAAGAGCAAAATATGATAACCAAGCTGTGGTAATGTCGATTTACGAACAGCCGTTTGCTACAATGGGTAGTCGTAAACTGTTTAATAAGTTTGAAGATTAATGAAAAAACTTACCGATTACATTTCTAATTCTAACAAACCGCATGTTGGTGATACTGTGGTTATTAGTGTTAACAACGAATATGTAATTGAAAGCAAGATTACAGATGTAACGGACAGTATTTCAATTGTAATGGATGCTGCTACAAACGAAGTGTTAAAACACGCCATTGCCAATGAAGCAAAAGGTAAAACAGTAGTAGATTTTGACCGCATCGGACGCTACAGTAAATGGGGTCGTGCGTTACTTAATGTATTGAAATACTCGCACAATCCAAAAGTAATGGACAAGCACCAAACTGGCAATGATATTGTCCTTATTATTCAGGATCATATTTTAAATCAAATTTTAGAAAAAGAAGGAACCGGTGTTACATCAAATCAGATTGCATTATATGCTAAAGCAATTCCAGAGTTGGATTATCAGTGGGCACCAAAAAGCAAACAACACGTTATCACTATTCCAAAGGATTTAAAATTAGGTGCTTTTCCAGGTATTAGAGATGTCGACGAAAGCCAACTAACATTTGAAAATGGAAATTGGCATTTAAAATTTCAAACAACTAAAACAGTCGCTTCTATTGTTAGCGAAACAAGTCAACATTTTAAAGAAATTCTACATGAAGCTAAAATAGGCAAAATGCCCCGTACATATTGGGAAGCAAATCCTGGTGCAGTTTATACTCGGGACAAGTACTATGACATGTATCGTGCTAGTATGATTATTGCTAGATTGCCAGAAGATCCAAGCGATATCGATCCGTGGAGTTGGATTAATAATACACCAATGATGGTTACTTATACTCCTGAGGAGTATGAAATGGCTAAAAAAGCATTTAAATACATGGGTGTTCCGTTAGGACAGCATGTACCACCAGGTAGCGACGAACCAGAAGCAGTTAATAAAAATTCACCATTTAAACCATTCAATGGTTATAAAGGTGCCCGACGCCGATCTAAATAAGTATCTACATGAATAAAACTTATTGTGCAGCACCGTGGCACGGTCTACACATTAACCCAATGGGCGATGTAAAAACATGCTGTGCCGGCGATCCAAACATGCTTGGAAATCTTAATGCTAATAGCATTGATGAGATTTTGCAAAGCAATATAATGAAAGAGATACGTGCAACATTGCGTGAAGGACGCATGCACGAACAATATTGTTATAATTGTATACAATCAGAACGTTACGGACGTAGCGAAAGACATTGGCATAATAGTGTTAGTGAAGATTTTGATAGTTCTCAAGCGGCATTAGATTATCATAGACCAGTGTTAGTTGATGTACGATGGAATATTACTTGTAATCAATCTTGTAATTATTGTGGTGACAAATGTAGCAGCAAATGGGCAGCGTTGAATAATGTTCCATTTAAGTCGCAAGTAAGACCATATTATCAACAGGTACATGAGTACTTAGAACAACATCGTGGCTGGTTACGAGAAGTGGCATTAGTTGGTGGCGAACCTTTGCTATTACCGGAAAATGAACTGATGTTAGATATTATTCCGGATGGGGTAAAAATATCTCTAATTACTAACTTTAGCGTTGATTTAGAAAAAAATAAAATTTTCAGAAAGCTAAAAAATAAAAATAATGTTAGCTGGAGTTTAAGTTTCGACAATATCGACGAGCGTTATGAATATGTTAGATATGGTGGTAGCTGGAATCAGTTAACTCTAAATATTAAAAATTTAAAATCTTCAACAAACCATGCGGTTAGTATTCACGCTGTGTACAATTTATACAACTGTACACGTTTAAACGAACTTACAGATTGGGCAAAAGATTGTGGTCTAAATGTTGAGTGGGCAAGTTTATACCAGCCCGATTATTTAGATCCTTTAAAGCACAAAAACGAAATTAAAAATTTAGCAATAACAGAACTAAAAACGTTTCTTAGAAGAGATGATTTAACAGACAGCGAGCGCGATTTCTTCACAACAGCACTAAATAATTTTAACGGTGCTGAAGAACAAGACGAAGCATTAAAGCTCGCACAGCACATACATGATATAGAGACACTATATCATCCCGATAAAGCAGGCTATTTTCTCAAATTATGGCCTGAACTGGCTTGTGCCTTAGGACCATTATAGGCACGGCTTACGGCAAAATCCGTAGGCGTCTGGTGCTA